GTCGTAAGCAAACTGGAAACGGAAAACCCACTTGGCGAGCCCGCCACCTACGGGGTTAATCTGAAGCGGTCGCGGTGTGGCGTGCATGCAAAGCCAAGTGCCGGGCTCGCCAAAGTTCCACGGATCTGAGTTGATGTGGTTGATCCAACTGTTCATCGTGTCGTATTGCGCGATGCCGTCGTTGGTGCGAGATAGAACAATCTCCCTGACGAAGCCGCCCTCTGGATGTAACGCGCTGATCTCGCCGACTTGAACATCATCGCTGCCGAGCACGTTGTGTTGTACTTTGATTTCAGACCCAGACCTGTCCAGCTCAGTCGTAACTGTTTTAAGTTGGGTCTGAATATTATCCAAGCTGACGTTGCTGTTCAGTGATGTTGCATAGAATTTGTAATTGCACCAGACCGTTGCCCTCTTGCTGTTATTCATTGTCACATCGCGGGTCGTGCAAAACAGATTCGGGTGGTCCGCGTCGAGCGTGTCGCCCGCCTGCGGTACGTTCGTGTCGTCAAGCACCGCCTGAATAGCTGCGCCGGCGGCAGTGCCCCACGCGTCAGTGTTCGCAAGAACAATCTTACGACGGCACGACGATAACCAACCGCCAACCTCCTGGCCGCCGGTCGCTTCGATCAAGTCGGTGTGTGACGTTATGGCCATGAGTTACACCGTCGGCGTCGGGGTCAGTCCTATTTGAAGTGCTAAGAGGATGTCGCGCAGCAAATCCGTTTGTTCAGGATCGCCCTTCACATCTTGTATCTCATCACCGCCGCCAAATGCCATGCGGTTAATGTTGCCCTGGAGGAAGGACGTAGGTGCACCGCCAACCGAATCCGCTGCTGATACGCCGCCCGCGCCGAGCTTTCCATCAAATGGGTCCAGTCCTGGTCCGAGTTCACCCGCCTTTTTAGCCACCGCTGCGGCAGCCTCGGCGGCGTTGTCTTTTATGCTATTAAAGAAATCGGCAACCTTCTTCTCCGTGTCACCCATCACGAACTTGTCCCAGGCTGCCTTCATCTTTTCCTTGGCGTCACCGGCCGCCTCGTCAAGCCCGCCAGCAAAGTCGGCCAGAAACTCGGTGGACGCCTCAACATCTATTTTTACAGTGGGCAACTTGTTGAGCAGGAAAACAACGCCCTCGATAAGTATCTTAATACCGTCTACGATCAAGGATAGACCCTTCATCACCGCCGCGCGAAGCGCGAAGAAACCCGCCTGCACGACTGCAAAGAAGTCCGACGTCTTAGCCATTGCCTTGAGGATCTTCTCGAACGCGCCAGATACTTTCTTTGCCATGCTCTCGCCGGTTGACCCCAATGAAACGAACTTATCGAACAGCGCCGTAACAAACGGGGCCAGGTTGATTGCGATTTGCGTGGCTGCGCCTTTTATCAGTGTAACAAACCGATTGAAGGAATCGTTGGTGGCCTCAAGCTTGGCGGCCCCTTCTCTTGATATTGCTGTGCCGAACTGCTTCGTCTGTAACGCCATCTCAGCAAGGCCGTCACGCCCCAGGGCCAATGTATTGACAAGCGCCACGCCCTCGCTATCGAACAGTTTGAACCCTAGCCGTACCTTATCCGCTTGTGTGCTCACCTTGCTCATCGCGTCTGCAATAGTTTTGAATTGCTCGTCAACGGGCAACTTGACAATCTCAGTTGCATCGATTCCTAGTTCTTTTAAGGCTCCCTGCGCTTCACCAGTTCCCACGGCAGCTTCGGAAAGACGACGGACCATGCGCTGCAAAGCCATATCCATCGTCTTGGTTTTAACGCCGGTCTGCTCAGCGGCGAACTGAAGCCCGGCGAGTCCCTCCGTAGTGATACCCAGCTTGTCCGACGTTTTAGCCAGTGCATCGATAGTGGAAAATTGTGATTTGACTAAAACACTAAGGCCTGCGACGGCAGCAGTGACAAGCGCAGTTCCAAACAGTGCGACCTTCTTCGTGATACCGATAAGCGACTTGCTAAAGCTAGAAGTTCGCTTTGCTGCTTTGCTCAGCCCCTTAGAGAATTGCGCGGCGTTGAGGCTGAGAATCGCCGACAGTCTGCCGATCGTTGCTTTTGCCACTCTGGCTGTCCCTTTGTCCCTGGTAAGCGTCGAAGAACGATTTTGCTACCGCGACCATTTCATCCGGTGTTTGCTTTTGCTTCACTGGGGCCGGTTTGAAGTCACTCGGCTTATACGTTTTGCTGCCTTGTAAGTGTGCCCGGTGGAGTATGGTGCAGATCAAGGCTGCGGCTGCGGCAATAATGTTCTCCAAGCGTTCATTGCCCCACGACTCAACTTGGCCGTAGGCGATCCAATTTCGGAACTCTCGCTCCGTGCACCGGGCCTGGGCTTCCGCCACGGTGCAACTCATTGACGCGGCTAGTCGGTGCCAGTGTCTGAGGGTTGGATCGCCTGTGATTTTAGCATTGCATCTTCGTTTAAGCCTGACAGTTCCATAACTTTGGTAATCATCGGCATCAAGACGCGTGGCGGTAGCTCGCGCAGCTTTGCTATGTCGGCGTCTTCAAATATCCGATTCTTGTCCTTGTCACGAACCGCCTCTGCAACTAAGCCGAGGGACTTAGCAAAGTCGGGGTCTTTCTCAGTCCGGTTCCGATCGACGCGTTGGTTGACCTTGCAAATCTGCGAACCGACCAATTCCAAAACAAAGAAATCCCCGAACCCATTAAGCTCTGCCGGCGATAGCTGCGGATGCTCAGCCAGGAACTTGTCCTTGTTGAAAGTCGTCATAATCTCCTCGGTTAAGATATTGTGATGTTCCCAGTGAACTTGATCGTTCCGCTGGCCGTAAGCATTTCGCCAAGGCCGGCAGTCGCAGAGAAGTCCGTCATAAAACCGCTTGCAGCCCAGTTGTATCCAGACCCTAAACCGCCCCATTGAATAGTCAAAGTTGCAACTGCATCGTCGATCGGCGGCCGCGCTGTTGGGCTAAAGAGGAAATCACAATCGAGGCCGCCAGCGTCGAACAATTCGTCAGCGATAAAAGTCTTTGCCGTCGTTGTACCTAAAGTAGTCGTTTCGATTGCAGCCCGATTTACGCCGGACCAGTTCACGCCAGTGATTGCAGCAAAGAACGCAGAGTCAAAGGTGATCGTCGAACCTTGTGAAGCGCCTATGGCCATGTTCTGCTCCTATCTAGCTAGTCTGCCGGAAAGACGGGCACCCGCTCCCGGTGCCAGATCGTGAAGTCCACGCTGGCCGTGTAAATGCCCTGGCCGCTACCGTCCGAGGGCTGAATAATGTCGTCGGAGTCGTCAACAATCTCGACCCATTGAACGCCAACGTCGCTGGTCGACAAGTTCTTGTAGCCGTCTAGAGCCAACCGCAAAGCGTCAACGACTTGGCGGGCCTGAGCCCTGAAGTCGGCGAACACATCGAATCGAAACGTTGGTGCAGAGATCCCAGACGCACCGCCCAAGTGGTGAGGCCGCTCAGTGCCGACCAACTGCCAGATTGCAAACGGCATCTCGACATCTTCTGGGGCTTGATCGGGGTACACGCGGCCCTGGAGTAGAGCGGAAATTGGCGCGCGGTGCTGGAGGTAGTCGGCCAAGTCTTCTTGTATGGTGCTCACGCTACGCCCCTTTTGGCTGCTGCCGCAATCCTGCTACTGAACTCCTTCTTTATGATCCGTAGAGACTGCTTTACAGTCCCCTCGAAAGCTCGGCTAAGTGGTTTCCCCGGTCGGATACCAGGATGCCATACGACTTGCGTAACAACGCCAAGAAATCTAAGCGGCCCGCGTTTCCCCCTGATCCAGTGGGGCTTTGCACCTGATTCCAAGAAGTGTGCATAGTTAGCCGGCTTGGCCCTTGCTCCTGCCGCAGTTCTGCCCCTAATTGCCTCAACTTTTTTGCCTGCGAACTTCAACCGGGGACCAACTGCTGCCACTCGTATATTGCCCTTCCGATACGTCTTCTGTCTAACACCAAGAGATAAGCTCAGTAAGCCAGTCCGCTTGTGCGATTTTAAATTAGATCGCATGCTTTTCACTATTGGTTTCACAGCACGACCTAGAGTCTTCTTCATAATGTCTGTACGAACCTCTTTGTCCAAGACGGCGAGTTTAGCTTGAAACTCACGAACCCCCTTCAGTTCAAATGTTGCAGAAGTGCCGGCCATCTAGAGCTTCTCCGCACACATCAACGTCATCCATTGGTTCAGCTCGCCTTCGTTTATCAGGTCGGTCACGTTTAATTTTCGCCCGTTGAAGTCGAGACGGTCTTCACTAGTCAAGTCAGAGTCGTATCGGGTCCGAACGCGGTGTGTAATGATGCTGGCTACGTGGCCCGCTTCCCAAAACTCGCGCCCGTTTATGGGATCGACTTGCCCCCGTATCCGCTTGACTACGCGATGGTTCTCCGTGTGTACGCTCCCATCAGTGCGCCGCGTCTTAACTGGGCGCTCAACAGTCAGCACGTGCCGCATCTGGCCGGCTGCGTAAGAGGCTTTCGCCATAATTCACTCGCTGTTCTTCACGCTTACTGCCGGCTGCGGCGGTGCAGCCAGTGTCGCCCGATTAGAATCAATCAGGATCTGGCCGCGCTTGTTGCCGGGGTCAATGGTCGTCCCTGCTTTATGATTGCCCCAGTCTTCTGTCAGTGTTACCAACATCGTGAATTCCTCATGCGACTAACTGGATCTCTTGACCTAACAAGTTTTCTGCCGATTCAACTAGTTTTCGGTATTCGTAGAAGGGGCCCATCGGCCGATCATAGTCAGCTTCCACGAATAACTTGATAGCGGACTTTACCGTTTCAGGCACTAAGTGAATGGCCGAGTAGCCGCTAGTGAACTGGATCGCTACGGCGTCCGCTTTGTCGTAGACCATCGGCCAGCTACTGGTTGAACCAACTTCGATAAACCCGGCCTCGTCTGTATACGTTACGACTTGGTAACTGCTCGACGAGAATGTCTGTTGTGCGTCGTCTGCGTCTTGGTACTTGACCGACGCTACTGACTGGAGCGGTGGCCGTGGCAACTCGATCCGGCGGCCGACCGGGAAGTCGTCGAGGTAATAATTGTAAACCGTGGTCATATAGTCGCGGCCCTGGTAGTGCGCCGCCCTACGTGTCGACGCTCTTATCAGGCTGCGGATAAAGTCGTTGTCTTCTTCAGGCGGGTTGCGTAGGTGCCTACGGACTTCCGGTAACGTGACCGGCATATTGACCGCCGCTGTGACCACGCTGAGCTTGCCGGGGTAAATATCAGTCATGGAACTTGCGCCGAGCTTGCAAACAGTCCCATCTTGAGATTATCAGTGGCTGTTGCCACGCCAAGGATCGTTACCCACCCGCCGCTGCCCACATCGGCTTCCGGTGCAATGCGTCCGGCTGTATCGCTGACTAAGTAAATCTCGCCCACGGTCAGCGTCGCACCGATATCAATATCGCCTGAACTCTGGTACTGGATCGGTTGGTCGTCGCTTGCACCGTTTAACGAAATGCCAACCGCCGCAGCGGTAGCCAAGGAGGAATCGGCGTCAGCGAGTTTGATCTTGTTGTCCGTTGAATCTTTGTAGATCGACTGCCCGGCCGTGATGGTAGCGCCGGCCGTTCCGTTGATGATGATTGCATTGTCGGCAGGGTCAACATTCGCGGCGGTGACTGATAGGTCTGACATTACTTCACTCCTGGTGCCCAATAAAGTTTGAGCACGCCGTTCTTCGCACTGCCGGCGTTTGCAACTGCAATCGTCAGCTTGTCGGCAACTACCGGGCGAACCGGCTGGGCCAGAGGCGTGCCGGCGTGGTCCTTCTCGAAGAAGTAAACTTCTTCCGTGTTCGATGTATCGCGGTTGAGAAGGTCGTCGTCGGTATTTGTTAGCACGTTGAAGCTGTCTTCGTCTGATACTGTGATATCGTAGTCGTCCGTTGGCGCAGCAGAGCCCGGATTGGTGACGCACTTGATTAACTCGCCCACGATCTTCTTCGTCGTGTCTGATGCGTCGCCTGATCCGTCGCTTGTCCACGTGCCAATTATGATATGGACGGGACCGATCTCGTCATAAGTGAAAACCATAGCCATCAGCCATGCCCCCTTACGTTACGACAGGATCAATGATCGCACTCAGGTCTTCGCTGACTACGCCGTAATAGTTCTCAGCAACAGCACACGCCGTCGCCGTGATCCCATTCGCCTGTGCAGCAGCGCCGCCGCAAAGGTTGCGCATTACGATTCCCGTAGCGGACGAGTGCATATTGACGCAGGCGTCATTGTCCGACGCCGCATTAGAGATCACGTTGTCCATAACGGTGCAGAACGTAACGACGCCGGCAGCACCAATGGCCGCCGTTCCGAAGTCGCCGAGAATGACGTTGTTGCGGATAACGTCGCCCTTGCTCGTACCGGGCAAACTCACGAAATGTGTGTTGGAGGCGTCGTCCTGCAAGCAATAACAACCGTCAACGGTTAGACCGTTGCTCGTTGTGGACGTTGCACCCAAGATGCAGATCAGGAAGTTCTCGTCGTCGTCGTCCTCTGTGAACTTGCAGTTGAGGATTGTGCAGCCTGTCGCGTTAACGTCGATGCAGTGGTTAATGTCCGCATAGCCTGACTTGAAGTGGACGTTTTCGATCGTAATATCGGCAGCGTCGATATCAATATCAGCCGTCGCTGCCGTGGTCAGCTTGATCTCTGGGATCTGTGCACCGCTGCCCAGGCCCACGGTGCGAACGCCGGCAACGTCAAGATCAACCCCAGCCGCGGCGGTGATCGTTTCGGCGTGGTTCTCCATTAAGACGATCAAGTCGCCTTGGTTCGCCGTGCATTTATTGATCGCAGCGTCCCACGTTACGAGTGCGTCTGTGGGAGCGGTGCCGCTGTTGGTCGTGGCGCCGTTAACGCTATCGACCCAGTAAATGTTGCCCGTGCCGTGCTTCAGCAAATCGCTAAACACGTTAATGCCGCCGGGTATGTTCCGGCTGAATAGTGCAGTCTGTGGTGATCTTGCCATCGTCGGGATTCCCTTCGAGAAGGTTGACCTTTGTTAACCGATAGCCCAGCAGCCAACATCGTTACGCAACGATGTCAGTGGTCAGGTCTTTGTATGACCAGCGGGGTGCTCCGAAGATATAGTGCACCGTGCCTTCGTCTGTGCCCGTTGCGACGCTAATCGATGCAGACACGTAACGAAGTGCGACCGAATTATCTTCGCCCTCTTGGGCGAGTTCTTCAGCCGTACATTCAAGCCACAGCATGTCGCCGACTGCATCGGGCTCGCTGCCGACTGCGTGGGTCTTGATCGTAACGTCAGACCCCGAACCGTCGCTCGAAGCGTTTGCAATGATTGCAAAGGTGGTATTTCCTGTTCCGATCGTCCGGGTAAACACAACGCCGAACGTCCCGAAGTCACGCATATCCTGCCAGCTTATGTCCGTGGCAGCAGTACCGCCGGGGTCAAAGTCGTATGCCTTGACCAATATGTTCGAGCCAAGTTTCTGTGATGCTTGAGGTGATGCCATCTTCGAGTCTCCTTGTCAGAACTTCGGTCAAAGCCCCGCCGCGCCCGTAGGCGCCGGCGGGGTGGAGGGAGAAAAGCTACGATCAAAATCACGCTCTGGTTGCCAACCGCACAAACGGCGACAACGTCGAACCCTTCTTCGGGGTTAGCGCGGCACGCCACCAGGGCGTTCCAGCGTTACGCATGAAGAACTTAAACGTCCGCTCATGGTTCACGAACCGAACGTGCACCGATTCAGCCGAGCCAAGCGGCTGGTAAGTGCCTTCGAGATATTGCGACCAGTTGCCGAGGATTACATCGCCGACAGTGCCCAGCGTCTCAGGGTATTCACTGAAGAAGATCGGTCGGCCAAGCAGCGTGTCAGGG